CCTCTCGACTGACGTCTCGAGTATGTGTGTTGTTGTTTATTTGTTTCCCGTTTCCCGGCCCGCGCCTTCTAGGGTCGCTATGGGAATTGGGTTGGTTGGTCATCCAGTTGTTCTGCGACAACACCTGTATCTTCTCACAAAAGTCTACTGGCCATCTCGCGTAGATCATGATGGTCACGGATTGCAATGTACTCAACTCCAGATCTGATTAAGCAATTTCCAATGTGTTTGAACGCTGGCGGGAGGTCGCGTACCGGCCCACGACTTCTCGTTACAGTGAAAGAATTTTCCCCCAAACGATGTATTGGGTTAATTTCTCACGCCCACCACTTGGACAGCGTTTAATCACGCTAGAGTTGAGATCACCGCATGCAGTGATGTTGTTGTTAGAACGACAATGCATCTTTGATCGATCCATTTGAGGCTGAGATCAGGTCAGCCATAGTTTGCTCATGCTGGGGTCAGAACTAGGATGTTGTTCTGAGCACTTCCGCCGGCGGTTACGGTCGCTCCGACGGAAGAAATTATCACTCGAAAAGAGTGACTAGGCAGCAACTGCAGCAAAGTCTCTGCATTAAGCATCACAGGGCTTGTGGCCGAAAGACCGGCCGGCCAGACCGCGAAAATGGAGTTGTTCCAGGTGACACCATTGTCTACACTGGTTTGGATCGTAAGTCCTCCATTAACGAGTCCGGATGCGGAGGGAGTACCATTCACCTGTGCGTAAACGATTAATGCTCCGCGGAGTCCTGTGAAGACTCCAGCTGTCGGGGTTAACCCCAGGGGGTTTGCTTGGACAGTGTCCCATGGAATGACTGTTTGATTCCCTGTCGTCACCACCACGGCGGCAGACTGACGAAACGCGCTGTTTGAATCGGGTTGCGGTATCGTCAATGTGCTGTCGTAAGGTTGTGGTGAGTAGAAGGAAACATCGTATTCAAACCACAGTTCACCTATTTTCCCTGTGTTTGTTCCCGCGACGCCGAAGTAAAGTGCGCCTAGGTCGTAAGTTGCAAGTTCGGCCGCTACAAGACTGTTCCTAATGAGGAACTTCTTGAGACGATTGAGGTCGCAAACCGGGACATCCATACTGCCATCAACCCAGGGGGTCATTACAACGCGTGTGTCAAAGTTTTCTATCTGTTGTGCGTTGGTGGGAGTTGGATCGTCGGGGTTTGGTTCGAAAGCTAATGCCACTGTCCCTTTATCGGATGATGTGTCACGGGTCCTGTAAGAGATCCGCAATTTGTTAAACCGATAGAGATCATAGGCATTGGCGATCATGCTCAACCAGGGGAAGGTCTGGGTCAAACCAGGATTGATCGGAAGAGAATAAACAGCTAACGCTGCACTCCCCTGGACGTCCTGGATGAATTCCTCCCTGATTACCCGGAAAGGCTGTTCCTTCACTCGGGTCACAGACGCCATGACTGATGTCATGGCTGCTGGAGCTTGTACCAATTGTCTGCTCATGGCCATTCCTGCTGGTTTCGACTTCTTGCCAGCTTGTTGTGAGCGCTTCCTTGTAGATTTGTTTCCACCTCCGGTGGATACCAAAGCACTGCCCAAGGAATTAAGCAGCGGTTTGAGAGGGTTCGCTTGTCTTTGTGTCATGATGGATACTTCGATTCTAAATCTAGAAATACCCAACGGGAGCTTCGGGCTGGGCGTTCCAGTCCCGGACATTCCAGTAGTCGTCGACCTTTTGGGGCTCGCCAAAGGTGCAGTTCCACTGTGTCAGATAGAGCTCCCAAGCCATCTGTTCCGATACGTCAATCCCGAAAGCGGCTTGGAAAGAAAGACGTGTTGAAGCGGAGATAGGACTCGGGTTGATGCCCTTATGCACCAACCCCTCCCAGCTGTTGAAACTCAAAACCCGCGAAAATAATGCCTCCTTACGTTCGGAGTCTAACACGGTCGGGTTTTGGCTAGAATTCCTCCACAACGCCTCGGACATGGCCTGCAGCACCGGGACGCCCCTATTTAGGGACATCTCGCACAGTGCTATTGCTGCCATGTAATCGCGTTGTCGGTGAGGCTGCCACTTCTTGGACACCAAAACATGTGATAGGGTGCGCACCGGATCGCGCACCATCATCCATGTTTCACCCATAAGGACTGGTTTAGTTTGACACCAGTCAATATCCTCCATCGTGTAGGCAACGTCTGCTATCTCCATCTCCATCCCGAACTCAAAGTAATGTGGATAGATTGCGGAGCTGAGAGTGTTTAAATTTTGTCTCTCAACAAACAGCAGAGCGTCGTCTCCATCGACTAGCAAATCCATCTTGAACCCCAATTTCTTTACCAATGCTTTAAACATCAGCAAGGAAATTACGCAGTTCCCTAGGCCTGTGTTCATGTCCCCAGACATGCGGCCACCGAAAACTGTGTATTTAAAACCTGATCTCGTAGTCACGACGTTGATTAATTGCTGTCGTAACAGTCGGGCGAATTCTGGGTCGTTGTTGAACTTGAGGTAGTAAGCATGCTCCATCTGCAGAAGGTCTGTGTTCACGTGGAGGTCAAAACGCTTGGCGTCAATCGACACCACAGCGCATTCCTCGAACTGATCAAACTTCCGCTTAATTAAAGCCGCTCGCTTCTTCATGTTCAACCCCTTCCCGATCACTCGTCCAACCCCATAGTGCTTACCGTGAAGCACCGTGCGGTAGATCTCATGTTCTATAGGTTTGAGATAGAATGCTAGTTCCGCGGAAAAATTAGCGTCGCGGAATTGGATGGCCCGTGGATCTGGATTAACCTTCTTCGATGGTCGCAAACTTTCGTTTTTGACGAACATCGTGAGTTTCCCTGTCCAAGGGGGTAGTCCTAAGGCGGCATTCTGTTCAATCGCCTTGGAGTAGCGCATTCGCTTCATCCCTGAGTATCGCGCTAGAAATTGCTCAGGGGTCTCAAGATCGGAGTGGTATTGTGGCAGTTTTCGAACAACTGACCATCCCATTTGTCTACCCCGATCCGTCATTGACGGAACTTTTTTAAGGACACGGTTGACAATTGCTACTTCCTCATTATGTGGGCAAGTTGCATGTCTTAAAGGACGGTACACCCCGGGCAGATCAAAGTGGCCCATGTGGATGGTGTACTTGTGAGGATCTTTTGAGGGCTCCTCTAGAGCGAATCTGTGGATCTTTCCGTTAAGCTCCGTAGCTAATGGGATCGTTCCTGCAACACAGATATCTCGAATGGCGAGAGGGACTGCCTATTTGGTTGGCAGTACATATGACCCGACAATGCCGGCTCGGGCAAAGTCATTTATTTTTGAGGTGGTGGCTTGCCAAGCACTCTGAGCATAGACCGCAACCTGTGCGGTTTCCCCCGGAGCGTGCACGCCAATAGCTTCCGTGGCGCGCAAATACAAGTCCATCAACTGTACCTCAGTGGCTCCCTTGCAGTGGGATTTGAGTTCAGCCATGAGGGCGTACTTTACGGAACGAAGACCTTCCACAGTACGCGGGACCATGAGCATTTTCTTTTGCGTGATCGCTAGAACTTCTGCTGGGACCTTGTACAACCGGCTCAATCGGTTGACAGCGCAGGTGAAACATTGCCTGAATGAAAACTGGGTCTCAAGCTGGACGGCCCAGTCGGTGAATCCTCTACGCCTGTAAAACCTTGCTCGAACAAGACCAAACCATCGATTGAGTCTTTCAAGGTAGAACGGGCTTAGGCCCACCCAAAACGCGACATTGAACACACACATCCCATATGCCAGGATGGCGGGCCAGTCCACTTGCTGCAGATGCCAGACACTATATATCCAAGTGCCCATCCAACTGGGTGCAACGCGGACCTGCTCCGTTTGTGTGTTCCACACCGCGATGAGGCAGAACATGAATGCGCAGAGTAGGGAGCCTATAAGTATCTCCTCATAAGGCATCTTTGGTGCCTTCTCTCCACGACATCCACAGGGGAGGTCATATGTTTCCTTCACAGCCGTCTCGGACCCGGTCTGTGGTATTTTCTCAGCCTGCGTGGCCACGGACTGAGACTTCGACTCTGGGGCAGTCGGCATCGGCGGGTCTGCCGGACGCGAGGGTTCCAAAACGATCTCGGCCAAACTGTGCACTGGGTGTCCTCTCTCGATCAGAGCTTGGCACTTACGGCATTCGATCAGGTACTCGAAATGCCAGCACATGTAGGGCCTGAGACTTTGGGGCACGTCTCGCGGGTTGGGAGGTAGCTTGTTTGATAAAGATCCCTTCACCCCCTCCTTTTCCTTAGGGTGTTGGGACCTGGTCTTCTTAACTCTCTGCTGTTCTTCAGTCATGAGAGTTGGATAAATC